ACTATTATCTGATTCAAGATATGAAGCAACAATTTGACCAAAATTAAATACCCCAATAAAAGATGGGTTTGGTTGTTGCTTAATTCGTTGCAATACTGTAGCTGAACCACTTAGGGTTAAATCAGCTATAAATTGATATTGAGGTTGGGATGATGAATTAGAGGTAACCGTAAACAAATAATCACTATTTGTCATTCCAGGAGAGGTAGGTTGTTGTGATAGTGTAATTGCCATTTTAATTGCCGTTTAATCCGGGTGTATTATTCGCGTTTATTTGAATGTTGTTGTTTAAGTCAATAGCTACTGCGCTTGATAATTTACCTGACGTTATATACTGTTGTTGAACGGCATTTAACGCGGGTTGAATGAATGGTCTAGCGCGTTTAAAACGTTGACCTGATTTTCCTATATTGAACGAAATAGCAAATGCAAATTGTTCTACATTTTTGAATTGTTTAGGTACCGATATTCGTTTTTGTTGTATCCATTGTACTATATCTCTCACTGGTGGACGTTTACCTCTACCTCGTTCTGCTCCATCATCAACGTATTCACCATACTTTAACATTGTAACTGGAATAACGATAGCGTTTTCCGTTAAGCGAGCAGGTTGCACTCTAATTGAGGCAGCTAATTTACCTGTTACGTTACTACCATTTTGAGTCAATTTAATGATTGCCTCTTCCTTATATGCGTTAGCAATTAAGGTTAATTCTTCAGTGGTAGCTAAATAAGCAACAGGTATAACACTCATTTTATCCGTTTTGCACTAATGAGGGAAACGCACAGTAATCCAATACTGCCGTATCTGTAAAATTAAGTACACCAACCCAACCATAAGCCCTATCATTGAATGCTTCATCGACTGGAGTAATGTTTTGTAGTGTAATAAATTCTGTTCGCTGATAATCACCTAAATTAAAATATGCTATAATATCGTAAATGTATTGTTCGGTTTGTGATTTAATTTGTAATGGTGATGCATTACTTAAATTAGGAACATCTAACGAATATAATTCAAACGTTAAGGTACGTGTACCTGAAATGCCATTAGCATTTAGATTAATTCCAGGTGAGGTTAATGGACGTAGAAATATATACGGATATTTTACATTTTGTGAACTAGCATCTAAATAATCAAGTGCACCTTCAGCAAACGTTTTGATTGCTAAGTGTTCAGCACACGATGCTGAAAATTCATTTACTATATCATAGTATGTTTTCATAATCCAGGCTCGTCAGGGAATAATGGGGTATTTTCTACCACCGGTTTAGATTTAACTTTAGGGGTAATTTCCTCTACTAATAGTTTTTCTAATTCTGTTTTTGAAATCATGTTAATAGCTGCAATCTGGTTTAGATTGTAACCTTCATTTAACATTGATTGTAATTCTTGTTTTGTCATCTTATTTTATAAGTTTGTGTTTGTCTGCGTTGTGCTCTCTCTATTATACCGTTTTTATCTTTCTCGTATGCTAAATAATTAAGTACAAATACAAAATTTAGATCAGTGATAGACTTGTCTCCTGT